GGATGGACTTTTAGAACTATTACCGAGTCTGACCTATTCAAAATGTAAGATAAATAAAAGCATGGAAAACTATACCCAAGATGAATTAACCGACTGGATAAATCAGAAAGCTAAAGATTTAACCGCTGGTACGGTTCAGAAACGGTTGCTTAATAGTTCTAGAGGTGAAAATGCTATAATAGGCAATCTATACTTCTTCAAGTATGATCCAAAGCTAAAGGCAAAGTTGGAAATATATGACAAGTATCCGATGGCTTTTCCTATCAAGATGTATCGTGATGGCTTTCTAGGTGTTAATATGCACTATCTAGCCACCGGTGATAGAAAAGAGTTTGTCAAAAAGATTATAGAGTATAAGAGAACTAGCGATGATGATAAAGCCAGCGTTAACGCAGAGTTTTTGAGTCTGATGGAATCATCCAAGAAGATATATGAGCTAATGCCTCAGGCAGTTCACAGATATCTAATCAATCATGCTAGATCAAGATTTATTAAGATACTACCTGAAGAATACGAAAAAGCAGTCCAACTAAAAATAGACGAATGGGTTATTAAGGGATAACAAATGGCAGTCAGCAAATTCTACGACTTGTTTCCAAAGGTTAAGTATGATATCAATAAGGTTAGAGGCAAAGCATCTAACTATGAGGAAGTCATAAACATCTATTATCGCTTAGGTGTTATTAGAAACGTCATCAATAATATTTACTCATATACAGTGTATGATATTGAAGATGGCGATACACCAGAGATTTTAGCCGAGAAGTTTTATGGTGATGCCGGCGGTGCCTGGTTAATACTATTAGCAAATAATATTATGGACGCACAGTTCGAATGGCCGCTGGACGATTCCTCTTTTAATCAATATGTCATCGAGAAATATGGTTCATTGGAATATGCTTTGACAACACCACACCACTATGAAAAGGTGATCAAAAGAAAGAACATTAGAACCGATGTTGAAAATATCACCAGATTTTGGGTGAATGGTGAGAGACTTACCGAAAACATGCCAGATGATATTCCTTTCAGCTATTATGAACCATGGACATCCACAACATATAGAACTGCCGACTCCACTGTATATACCGCAGATAGTGAAACAGTGGATCTATTGGCAGACTTGGACAATGGTGAAGCATTTGGTGCGACACTAGATCGTGGTAATCTTGCTATTACTGGTGAGTATGCTGTGCCTAATGTATATGACATTAATGGAGAACAGATACAGGTAACAATCAATGGTGAAATCGTTTATTGCTACGAACATGAGAAAAGATTGAATGATGATCGTCGCTCCATCAAGATAATCAAATCAGAATATTACACACAAATACAGGATGAGTTTAAGGCTATGGTTACTAATAGACCAACATATATTAGAAGGCTCGTTTAATGTCGAGTTTTACTGATTTTAATAGCAGCAATGGTGGTGTAGGAACAGACTCGGGTAGAGTTCGTATTACAGGAACTATTGGTGGCACAGATGGTTTCAAACAAACAACTTGTAAAGAAGTTACCACTACGGAAAGTTTGTTGACTCCTGGACTACAGACTTCTGCCACGTTTCAATCTCAGATATACAAAAACACACCATTTAAAAACTGGGATGCTACTAAAAATCAGATAATGTTCATTAACATGGAAGATGATTTCGATAATAGAATGAAAGTGGCTCAGACTGTCTATAGATTAGACAATAGAGAGTTTATGCCAGTTAACATCGGTCAGACCGAAGAGATGACTTTTCATGCTTGCGATGTATCACTACTCAAGGATGCAAAAACACTTGTAAGTAAATCATGGAAATGTACCACACCAGATGAAATTGTCAGATATGTTTTAGAGTCTTGTATTGGTGCTTCTAATCCAGATATTCAGAATTGTAGTCCGGCGAGAGATTATATCGCCGAGATGATCCATCCATTTCAGGTAATACAACAGCAAGCAAATCTAGCACTAGATGGCGATGATCCATCTTTTATTCATTATATGACATATGGTAACGAAAATAATGGATGGGAAGCAAAGCATCATTTTAGATCACTTAAAAGTCTAGCCTCACAAGGATCAAAATATACATATTATCATTCCGAAGTTGGCTATAGAGAGAACATGGGTTATAATGATAAAGGTTCTAGACGAGCAGCCATTCATTTTACTTTTCCATGTGATTATGACTTGCTCTCTGATTTGCTAAATGGTCTAGACGAAAACGGAAATAATATCAATGCTGGATCATTTCTGAATCCATCTGACGCTACAGGAAGTTTTCTAGGTGGCACTATGTCAGGATGTATTCAGAACGGCAATCATAAACAGTCACTAACTAATAAAGGCACCGCACAACAACAAAATGGTTGCGAAACCGATGTAGAAAAACATTTGCTTAGACGCCAAGCAAGAATGGGTCTATTAGAAAAAGATAAGGTTGCTCTAAGATTGATAGCACCATGGAATCCACTATTACACGCTGGTGATGTTATTACATTAGAATGGAAAGATAAAGACGCCGGCGGCACTCAACTATATGGATCGGGTGATTATCTTATTGCTTCCATGACACATAGAGTTCAAATGGGTGGTTACTCTACAACCACATTTGATTGTGTATCTACTACAGTAGGACGAGGTATAGTATAATGGGAAACGCAAGGACACCTTCACATCCTAGAGGTGAAATTACTACAATGGTTATCGCCGGTGGTAATAAGAATAGCGCCACTGGTACATCAGAAAGACAAGATGGTGCCGCACCAATCTTTGATCCGATGCGACACTCGCAACAGGACGTTAATCTAGAAGATTTGTGGTTTTCTGGAATGTCTGTCTCGCCAACAGCATTTTCTCAAAATAGCTTTATGGGGCCGCCTGATCCGGGTTCAATCGTTGCCGTATTAAAGCAAGCAGGAGATGCTGGCGGTATTGTATTAGGTCTATCTAATACTGTTAGAAAAGGCGGCGGTGGTGCAGGCGGCGGTGGTCAAGACATTATGAATGGTCCGATTCTTCAACAGTTACAATCGGAAAAGATTCCTGTTAATATTCCTCCAAAGATTAAAGAGACGGAAGAGCGTGGAGCTAAAGTTAGAAAAATCGAAGAAAAAGGCGAAGAACATTCACTAGATTTGTTAGACGGTCTGCCAATTCACGGTGCATTGTTCCAAATGACAGGATTTATGCAGCCTGAAACTAAGAAAGTTCCTACTGCTAAAACTAAAAACGACAAGATGATGACTAATCAAATGATGCAGCAACTTGCTGGTCAGGTCATGTCGATGGCACAGATGTTTCAAGGACTCGCTAGTAAGGGTAAAGGTGGTGGTGGAGGCGGTGCACCACCAGCAACTGGCGGCGGCTCTCCATCAAGTAATACCTATATGCAAGACATTATGGGTAGCGTTAATCCGCAAATGCGAACCGCTATTAATAGTATGTCTAAACTAGTTCAAGGACTTGATACTGGTGATGGTACAGAATATGTTACTGGTAGTGTGGTTCATGAGGAAACATTTTTAGAAAATTCTGCCAATCTATTGTCACAAGTAACCACCATAAGTGATTTAATGCAGGTCATGCAAAGATTACAATGGGACACATCGTTATTTGGTCATGATAAATTAGAACCGACCGAGTATGTTATCGATACCGCACACGGTACAGCCAAACAGACCGTAAGTTTTGATGGCACAATTAATGTGACATACGACGCTAACACAATGAACAATATGAATGGTTGGTCGAATGTTATTAGTAGTCCAGAACAGTCACCAGGTGCAGGATCATCACCAGCTAATCAGAGTGGTGGAAGCGGTGGCGGTAATCAAGCAGCCTCTATGATGCAGCAAATGTTTGGGAAATCTTCTCAAATCATGCAAGAGATGTTTAAGAGACTATCGCCAAAACAAGAAAAAGAAGCCAAGACTATGCATAAAAAATTAAATCAAAGTGACACGGCACAAAAACTAAACACTATATTTAAAGAAACCGCAGAAGGTGGTGAGCCATTGAAGAAAGATCATTTTGAGAGTGGCGTTGGTGGAGTTGGCACCAGTCAGTTTAGTTTAGAGTTCTTGGGAGGTTAATATTATGGCAGCCAAAGGAAATAATAGCAAAGCAAAAGAGACTCCAGAAGATCCGTATGACGTTCGTGGAACTTCAAGAGCGGGAGAAGGCGCTGGTGAATATCCTAATTACTGGACGATGAAGGATCGATCTGGTAATAACATTGGTATGGATGCTACAAAAGGACATGAATCAGTCTTTCTGCAACATCGTTCTGGTTCTTCGATTGAGTTCTTTCCAGATGGCGCTTTACATATTACCGCACATAATTCCAAGTATGAAGTAATCTTTGGCGAAGATCGTATGACCATTTCAGGCGCACAGGATATCACAGTTAAAGGTGATGCGTC